GCCCTCTTCGTTGTTGATCTTAATTATTACCTTAGAAGGATAAGCTGAATAAACAGCTCAGTCAATCTCTTCTAAGGGAAAGATACTCGTCAACTAGGATACACACGTGTTATTGCTATGACTACATAAGGAAGACCAGCATATCAAGCTATACCCTTACATAAATGTAAATTCTTTATTAAACTCCTACGACGGAAACTATAAACAATCAATTGGATTATCGATTGAAAATAGTTCCTCCCTGCGGTAACGGGCCCAGGAAAAGGATAGATATCTTAGATATTCCATATCCATTTCCTATAGACCCGAAAAGCACAGAGAGAGTTCGGACAGAGTAGAGGCGACTTTAGTAGGTTAACACCAATAAAACCGCATATCTCTATCCGAAAGAATCGCGTTTATGTAAGGGACCCAAACCTGATTAAATTCAGAGACCAATGACACCCATTTGTCATAGATGAACGTACCTACCAACCCAACTGACTAGTCTAGACCAGAAATGTCAAAATGATGATCCACATCATAATCATCATGATAAACATCTGGTAACAAGTCAGGTGGGAGATGACGATCCAAAGGAACATCTGGTAGAAGATATCGCAAATCTGTCTCCTCGTTGATCACAGATGAATAGATCTGATCAATAACTAATCCTGGCCAAAACGGGAAATTCTCAGAAACCTGGGGCTCGTTCCCAAGTTTCTCAAGAAATTCTCGAGTAAAGACCGGATTAGATTGATCACTCATGCGCTTATCAACCACTTCCATATAATCAGCATAGAGTGGAAGACTGACTACAGTCTCATCTACGATGAAGTCTTCAATTCGAGCGAAGACCTCTCGGCAGAGTAATGGCACTGTATGATTGGGACATAAAAAGAAGCGTCGTGAAAAGACATCTAAGGGAGGAAGGTCATGTAGGCGAGAACATCTCGTAACCCACTCGCGAAAGCGGGGCGAGAACTTCTCAGCTACTTTAACCTTCGAATCCTTAAATTCTTTCCATGACAAATCTTCGTATATCTCAACATCAGGAGGCCGGTAGTCGGTGCCTTCCATCTTTGTTAATGATATGAAAATCGATTCCAAGGGATCCTCCTCAACCCTAAACTCTTCACTCCAAGGGGAAGAAGTTGGACGAGAACCAAGGAAGAAGTAAATCTCTCATAACCTAACTCGGAAAACCGACGGTGACGAGATAACTGAAACTCAGCTATCTCTTCACGAGTCCGCCACCGACGAAGGCTACGATTGACACTTCTCCCATCCAACGACTCCCTCCAAAGGACAGGAATAGTACAAAGGGAAAAGGAAGTCCCAGGAATCGACGCAGGGCTCCTCCAAATCCTCTGTAACAGAAAATGAAGGTAGACATGCTTCGCACGATCCAAATTAAAACCTGGAACGAATCGCAAAGCTAATCCACCGTACATCACTGGAACAAGAGGACTCCGAGGAGTCAAAACTAACCTATGATGGTTCAGGCGAATAAAGCACCTAAGTAACCCGTCTCCGTAGTACCTTTGAAGGTACTCAAGACAGGAAGCGAGGGGCTTATCCACCCTTACCATACAGGAAAGTTTACCTGCAGGAAGTATAGCGCATAAGTTGACCGAAAACATCTGAGAATTAATCCAAATAACCTTCCGTAATCCCGAACTAATGAAATACTTTTCATTAGGTTCCAAGCCAATGCTAGGACCAATCCTAGCCCAACTCTCATGCTGAGCATGAGTCACACCTGCTGCGAGATCATCACCATTAATAAGGTATGACCCAGGATCAAATCCCGATAACCGACAAAGGGCCTCATTTGCAAGGCAGAGAAGAGGAAAGGAGAGTATACTCCCCATCCTCTGACCTCTGCACTGCATATAAGTACCTGTTGGATACGTGATTAATGCCGGAGAAATCTCCCATTTTGCCCACTCATGAGTGGGAATATGGGGGATTGACTCCAAAATGGCATTTAATAGAACCTGAGAAACCTCAATGATGAAGTTATCTGTAGCTGCGGCGTAATCCCCACTCAAGCATAAGCGATCTGGGGCCTGTAAGTAAACTCGTGAAATCCTTCTTAGAGAAGCTGAAACAGCTCTCACCGAAGTAGACTCCACGAAATCACCTTCTAGGTCCCAGTACGCCGAATGCGTAAGGGAGAATTGGGAAAATTGGGACAAAGCCTTGTGCATGGCCATTTGAAAAGGTTTCAAACAACGAGATTTTCCTTCGGGAACGGTGATAACACGACACTTAAGAGGCTCACTTAAACCAATCGCTTTAACCCTTGGGGGTGAACCCCAATTGGGAAGCGAAGGAAAATAGTAAACCTTCTTAAGGGAAAGAGAACTATCAGTCGGAACCCGACTCTTCCAAACACGAGGAAGGTCGAACCGATCCTGAAAAGTATAACTTTCCAAGTCGTCTATCATACGTTGCCGATGAACAATCTCGGGGTCAGGGAAATCCGGAAGAATGAAATCAATGTGCTCATCAACGACAGTCTGGGGCCACACACCTAATAATAGGTAATGTTTCTCCTGACGGTCATAAAAGAGCTCAAGGATTTCACGTTGGATTATCTGATGATCAGACAACAAAGAGACAGAGTAAGCGATGATATTCATACCAGTGTTCCGATGGTCAGCACAAGAGTACTCACCCACAAAGGGGTGGGGGAGAGAATCTCTCTGACCCCCCAAGAAGTGAGGATTCTGTGTTGTTGAATCACGTATCACATCCCTCAAATA